CAACGCTTTACCGAGACTCACGAAGCCCGCGGCGGTGACGCCGATCCCGAGCAGGCCGAGGACGTTGTTGACCTTCCCCAAGGAGTCCGCCCATCCCCCCGTGGCGGTCTCGGCCTGCTTGGAGGCGTCCGCGATCTGCTGAATGCCCGCCGGCACGTCCTTACCCATCGCGCGGAGTTTGTCCGCGGCTTCGGTCGCTTTCGCGCTCACGCGGGCCAGTTCCTCCTCGGTGAGTTTCGACACGCCGCCAATCTTCTCGACGGCCTCGGCCATCAGCGTCGCGTCTTGAATGACCTTGCGCCCGCTGAAATTGTCGACCATCCGATTGAGCGAGCTCTCGACCTTCCCGGCGCCGCTTTCGAATGACTTCAGCGTCACCGTCGCCGTGTCCACGGCGCGCGTGAAGTCCGAGAAGTCGGCCAGCAGTTGTCCGGTAAGGGCGGCCATGCGTTACTTTCGCGTCTCTCCCTGCGTCAACATGTCGACGAGGACGGCGTAGACGTCGCGCGGCAGGGCGCGCACGTCGTCATAGGTCCAGTGCATCGCGCGGCACACGTTCAGATCGCTGCGGACACGAGCGCGCCACTGGGCACAGGCGGGGTCGTCTTTTTTTTGGCGACGGCGGCGTCGACGGCCGTCTCATGGCGATCGATCGCGGTGATGAGCTCGCGCAACGTCCCCTTGTCCAGGGCGCCGATCGTGTCGCGGCGCGCGGCCGCCGGGTCATCGATGCTGTACGGGATCGGGAGATCGTCCACGCCGACGAACGACCAACCGATGACATAGGCGAGGATCTTGGCGAACTTCTGGCGGTCGGCCAGCGCGGTGAGCAAGTCGAAGTACTCGCCCGCGTTGAGGTCGCGCTTGACGTCGATGTAATCGCCCTCCGAGAGGGTCAGCCGCGCCACTTCGGGCACGACCACGCGTGAACGCCCCATGACTCGTCTCCTTCGTGCACCCGAGGACTCCCGAGGTCTTACGGCAACGGCGGGCCGAGCGATGCGGTCCACCGATGCCCGTCCGGGTGAAGCGTCATCGACTGAATGGGCCACCGCCATTCGCCCTTTTTGTGCTTCGCCACGAACACGAGCGGCCGCTGCGCCATCTTGAACGCGTCGGCCAGCACCACGATCCCACTGGCCGACCACGCCCCGGCCTTGCTCCGGGAGACGCTGTAGCCGTTGATCGCCGCCGCGGTGTAGTACTGCCACTTGACCGCGGCGACGACGCCCTGGATCACGGCCGCTCGAGCTCCCGCGCGCCACGGGCCAGCAGCGGTAAGCCGGTCGGGAACGTCCACGCGCCGGCGCCGACGAAGCTGCCCGAGACCGCCACGCCGCCGTTCGCGTCGACGGTGATCTTGCCGTCGATCAGGCCCTTCCCGGACCACTTGATCATCGTGTCCGCGTCATTCGGATAGAGCTCGAGGTACGGCTTCGCCGTCCCGAAGATCACCGCGAAGACGTCGAGGCCGTCGACGGGGTCGAACCAGCCGCCATAGCTGCCCTTGATGTCGGGGAGCCCGTCGACGTACACGTGATTCGTGTCCCCGAACGCGGTGACTTTCACGTGGTCCTTCGACATGTCGAGTTCCCACTTGTTCAAGCCCGCGACGGCGACGGCGGTCGAACCGCCCGTCGCGTCCATCTTCACTTGTCCGTGGGATCCGTGCAGGCGATCTTCAGCAGCCATGGATTCTTCTCCTGTGCACCCGGGTTAGGACGTGAGCGGCGACACCCAGAGGGTGTAGAGCGCGCCGCGATGACTCCAGCGAATCGAGTGATCGACCTCGTCGATTTCGTCGTAGCGAATGCGTTCCTGCCGGCGCGACAGCTTCAGGGCGTAGCCGGGAATCGTCAGGGCCAGCCGCGGCGGCGCCGGCGGGTCGAGGATCGCGTCGATGCGCGCGCCGGCCGCCTTGACGTTCCGCGTCGCAACCGTCGACATTTCGACGGCCTTCACCGCATAGACGTACTCTTCGAACGCCCGCCCGCCAAACATCGGCTCATCGTGCGAGTCGGCCAGGGCCACCAGCACGTACTGCGTCGATTTCTCGGGCGCCAGGCCGAAGTACACGCCGTTCGGCATCAGGCCCAGCAGCGTCGGATCGCTACTGAGCTTGGCGACCAGGGCGTTGTCGATGTCCGAGGAATCAGGCGGCACGGCCCGTCACCCGCAAGCCGTAGCGCTCGAGCAACGCCTGCAAGGCGTCGTACATCTCCCGCCGAACCCGCGACATCGTTTTGGCGAAGACAAAGGTCGGCGTCCGATTGAGACCCTTGCCGACCTTGCGGCCTGCGACGCCGTGTTCATAGAGCCACGCATGCGGCGCGCGACTCCGGACCACGGCCCGTGCGCTGACCCCGCTGCGCTCGTGCGTGACCTCCACGCCATCCCGCAGGTGCCCGGTCACGACCGGATACGCGCGCTTGAGATCGAGCGCGGCGCGATTCCCCGCCCCCTCGATGATCTTGCCGGCCTCGCCGGCCAGGTTCTCCGGTAACGCGCGCAGCGCCGCCTTGAGCTCCTCGAGGCCCTCAAATTTGAAGTGGACACCACTCATGGCGCGACCTCCACACAGAGCAGCACGAGCTCGACGTTCCGTTCCTCGGGATTCGTCACGCTGACCACGCTGAAACTGCGACCATTGAAGCGCAACCGCGTCTGGATCGTGACCTGCGGATGAAACGGCATCGTCACACGGTGCGTGGCCGTCGCGATCACGGTGCCGCCGGTGGCGCGTTCCACATTCCGCTCGAGGACCGGCAGGATGTTCGCGAACATCGTGGGCGGCTGCAGCGGCACGACGCTTTCGGTGAACCCGCCATCGCTCGTCGGCACCGGCGGGCCCGGGTTGTCGAGCGTTACCCGGTGCGGGCGGAGACCGGCGGACATTTGCAACGGGGGCATCGCGCCTCACACCAGCGTCGGATCGCGCTTGCGTTGCAGCAACGCGGTAATCACCGGCGACAGGTAGCCCTGTTCGCCCTGGTAGCCCTCGGACGCGCGCGCCGCGAGGGTCTCGGCATCGTCGCCGCGCCAGCGGTAGAGCGCCCCGAACTGCAACAGGATCGCCTGCTGGACAATCCGATCGGCGGTGAACACCGCGGGGTCGTCGACCTTGAGGTAGTCCACGATGATCGCTTCCGCCGCGTCGAGCTTCAGCTGCAGGTCGCCATCGCCCGCGTCGCCAGCCGGCGTCGTGAGCCGCATGTGATCCTTCGCTTCCTGCAGGGTCACCAGGACGCCCATCACTTGTAACTCTTGGGATGCACCAGCAGGCGCCAGGGCGTCGCGCCCGCGCCGGGCCGGATCGCCTTGGTGACGGATTTGGCGGTCCAATACCCGCCGTCGTTGACGCAGTTGCCCTTCGCGTACGTCTCCTCGGGCTTGTACGTGCCCCGGTCGTACGGGACCGGCAAGGGAAAACTCTTGACCTCGTCGCCGCGCCGGAACTGCAGCACGACGCCGGTGCCGTCGTCGACGCAGTCCAGGTCGTCGAACCCGAGGCCGTCGGCCCCGTCCTTCCCGGGCGGTCCGGATGGCCCGGGCTGGAGCGTCTTCACCTCAACGGCAGCGATCCGCTCCCGGACGGTGCCCACGTCGGCGAGGAGTGCCTCCACGCGGCGGTCGAGCGCCGGCACATCCTTGGCTTCGACCTGCGCCATCGTCGCCTGGAGGGCCGCCAGGGCCGCTTTCGTGGCCACGAGTTCGGCCTGCAGCGGGGCGAGCGCGGCCTTGACCGATTGGGCGAGGAAACGGCCCAGTTCGGCGGGATCAGATGACACGGAATTCCCCCTTGAACGCCTCCATGAACGCCTGGTCGTCCTCTGCCGTCCAGGCCTTCGCGGCGAACTCGGGCGGCACGGCGGCCGGCGCTGGCGCGGGCTTGGCGAACGGCTGATCGGCATCGCGCGCGGCCAGCGCCTCCAGCGAGTAGTACTGCTGCTGCAAATACGGCGAATCGCCGCCCGGCACCGACCCGACGCCAAAGTACTTCTTCCGCGCCTCGTTTGGCGCGAGCGCGCCCGATCCGATCGACTCGTTGGCGGCCTTCGTCCGTGTCGCCGTGTCCATCCAGAACAAGTCGTCAACGTCGAACTCGGTGCCGTAGGCGTTGCCGAACACGGGCCCGAGCCCGAGGCCCTCATCCAGCACGGTCTCGCCACTGACCAGCAGACTCTGTAAACACTGGCTGTGGTACTGGACGATGAGCTGTTCGACGTTCCCGTACGCGGGCGTCTTGGTCGAATCGATCATGAACACCGGCATGTGAAAGCAGCCGCAGATTGGAATTTCCGTCCACCCCAACTGTTCGATCAGCTGCGCATCGACCGCATTCATCGCGAGCGGTTCGTACTTCAGCCCGTCCGACAGCACGAGGAGCTTGCCCGCGTTGGGTCCGCTGAACTCACGGGTGAACGTCTCTTTGGCCTTCGTGGCTTGCGGCTCGCTGATGGAGCCGGGCGCGGTGAGAATGCCGCCGGGCCGGCTGCCGTTGGCAAAGAAGTTCGTGGCGTTGTCCAGGATCTTGGTGCCCTGGAGGGCCGCCATCCCGCAGGCGTAGATCGGCGTCACGCCAATCAAGGGATGAAAGAGCGGGACCATCACGTCGTGCATGATTTCGCTGGCCGGCACCACCGGCGCCAGCTCGATCGCGGCCGGCGTGAGCCCCGACAGGTCATCGCGCGACAGTTGGTAGTAGACGGCGCCATCCGGCGCCACGAGCGGCGTTACCCGCGTCGGGTCGAGCACGTACATGGCGACGACCACGCCGCGCTGATCGCGCTGCTTGAGCACGTACGTATTGCCGTGCAGCAGCTTGCTGACGATCCACTGCTCGAGGAACTTGACGATCGTCTGGTACCGGTTCGGCTTACGCAGCACCGGCGAGTAGGCCGGATTCGTCGTCTCGGACCAGATGCCCTCGGCGTCCTGCTCGACCAGGCACAGCGCCAGCTTGGCAACGTCGGAGGCGATCTGCGTCACGCAGGCGAACACGGCCCAGTACGAGAGGGCCGTGTCCGTCGTGATCTCGTCGTTGTTCTGCCAGGCGCCCGTGTACGGTTCGCGCACGATCGGCCACCAGCCACCGCTCCCGCGGACGGGGGCGGCGGTGGCGGGCGCGATCGCGCGCGCGAGCCGTGCACGGACGGAGTCCAGAAGGCCCATGTCGCTACTTGCGCGGCCGGGGCTCGTCGTGCGGCGGCTCCACCTCGAGGCTGCGCCCGGTCCCGGTCGTCGTCGTCGAGGGCGCCGGATAGGCGGCCGCCGTCAGATACTTGACCGCGTTCGCGTTCGCCTTCTGCCAGTTGACGAACCGCTCCGCCCGCAGCCCGACCATGTTGTTCTGCCAGAGCGAGATGTACACCGTCGTCGCGTCGGCCGGCGACATGGGCGCGCTGTCCATCTGCAGCGAGGCCTCGCGCGACATGTCAATCGTCACGCCGCCATCGTCGGCATAGAGCACCAGCGCGGGCTGCAGCGCGATCACATTCGCGCCGGCCGCCTGGCTCGTGATGAACGTCAGCCCGCGGTAGCTGCCGCCGTTGATCCCGATGCCCGGGAACATCGGCGAGCCGTCTAGGTTCGTCCGGAATGACAGCGAGAGCGCGTTGGCGGCCGCCATGATGAACGTCACGCCATCGACGGCGATGTTGTTCGTCGCGAAGTGCTGAATCAGCCCCAGGATGTCGGCGAGGGGACTGGTGGTCGCCGCCGCGGTCGGAGCCCCGTTGGTGACGGACGCCGGATTGACGCCCGCGACGGCGGCGACGGCGGGATCGATGAATTGCGCGTCGAGGAATTGCGCAATCCCCTTGATCATGTCGTCGCGCACGAGCGCCTCGGCCGATGGATTGGACAGGCGTACGAGCTCCTCGGTGAGCACGATGATGCCCGCCGCCTTGGAAATCGCGAGCGAGGCCGACGTAAACGCCAGTTTCGTGACGGGCTTCGGCTTGGCTTCCCCCACCCACCCGTACGTGCCGCCCGCGCTTTGCGCCGGCACTTTCGTATTGAACGGCACGACGCGCAGGCCCGGGATCTTGCCCAGGATCGTCGCCGGCCGGAGCAGCTCGATGAAATCGTTCGAAATATTTTGATTCACGAGCGGCCCGGCCCAGGCGGCGTCGGTCGTATTGCCGGCGGCCACCGCGGCCTTGAGCGTCAGCGCGACCTCTGGCGTCGTGTCGTTCCACCGTTTGGCGTACTCGGCGGCTTCGAACACGTTGCCATTGCACACGGCCTTCGCGCACACCATGCGAATGAACGCGGTCCCCTTCGGCAGCGGCGACGTGACGGTGATCAGGCCCATC